ATCCGCCCCATCAGTTCAAACGAACGTGACGGGATCGACTGGAACTGTGCAGCATCGAATTGCAGGCCAATGATCGCCGAGCCGGGATAACGCAGCTTGGCGTCGATCACATCGGTGATGGACTCAACACTGGTGGTGTCGGCAATCGTGCCGCTGGTGGAGTTCGGTGTCAGGCGCCGTACCCGCACGGTCCAGCCGGTCTTGGCGGCCGGCAGGTCGATGCGATGGGAACGTTCGTACTTGCTGCTGGTCTTGCCGCTGAAGGCCGTATTGACTACGGGTACGAAGCTGCCACCGTCAGTGGCGATATCAATGGCGTATTGCACCGTGTAGCCATTGGTGTCGCCATTGCTGGTGTTGGTCTGCGCCAACCGCGAGACCGCCAGGCGAATTCGCACGGCGGACAGTTGCAGGTTGATGATGGACTTGGTCCAGGCCTGGTCGCTACGCAGCTCGACACCGACCGAGGATTCGTTTTCCACCGCTGGAAAACCGGGGATATAGGTCTGATCCTGGCTGCCGTAGCGGGTGTCGAGAGTGACACCGCTGAAGTTCAGAGTACCGTCGGCGTTGGCCAATGGTGTCTCATCGAGAAAGACCGAACGCTTGTCGTTTTTCAGACCGACGATCTCGCCTTCGCTGACGAGATCGAGGATGCGAGCGTAGGCCGTGCTTTGCAGGCTGTCTGGCGCTTCCACGGAGGGGCGGGGTTGAGACTCGCCGCCTTTGCTGCCAGCGATAGTGAAGTCAGTCATGGCTTTCCTTCAGGCGAAATAAAACCCGCTCAGGGCGGGTTTGGGTGAGATCGGGAATGGGTGGACCTAGAGTTGGTCCTGGGCATAGATCCCGGCGCTGATCACCGAACTGCCGACGATCATCTGACCGTAAAGCAGACCGACGGGGTTGCCCTGGGCGCTGGTATTGACCGGACCATTGAAGCTGTAACTAGGTCGGTTGTTGGGACGGTCTTGGGCGCCGAGGCCTTTGGGCTGTGGAGAGAGCATCTGCAAAACCCCTCCCACCATCAACGCTGCCCCCATTTGATAGAGGAAGGGAGATGCACCGGCAAAGGGGGTGAAAGAAAGTACAAACGCGGCGGCGACCAGGACGGCCCCCACAATGGTCTGCAGTGAACCCGCACGCTTGGAGCCGGCGAGTACCGGAACGATGCGGATAACCTCCCCACCAGTCGGCTTGTCCAGGCTGTCTTCAGCAATATTCTCCTTGCCGTTGAACACAGCGAAACGCAGCCCTTTACTGGCACTTTCGGTCATATAACGTTCAAAACCGGCAAACTGCTTGAAGTAGCCCATGACATCCTTCAAGCCACGTGAAGTCGTCATTCGATGTGTTCGGCCAAACAATTTTGCAAGCGATCCGGAAAGCAGGACCGTCTGCTGTTTCTCTTCCAAAAATTCTTTAGACATGTTCTTGCCCCGACAAAAACGACTTAAAAGTCATCCGAGTGTCCGCAAGACAACTCAATCAGAGCTGGTCCTGCGCATAGATACCCGCGCTGATAACAGCACTGCCAACCGTCAATTGACCATAAAGCAACCCGACGGGATTACCCTGGGCAGCGGTATTGACCGGACCGTTGAAGCTGTAACTGGCGCTTCGGTCCGGACTGTCTCTGGAGCCAAGTCCCTTTGTCTGGGGTGACATCAATTGCATAACTCCGCCCATCGCCATTGCAATACCGACGTTGGCTACAACCCCCCAGCCACTCCCCGTGGCACCAATAAGCCCTTTTCCTCCTGCGGCTGCGCCCCCAGAAAAGTAGGACGCGGCAACGATCAACGCGATACCAATGATCGTTTGCAACGACCCGGCACGCTTGCTGCCGATCACCATCGGAGCAATGCGGATATCCGAATTGCCAACCGGTACTTTGAGTCGATCCTGCCCAATGTTTTCACGGCCAAGGAATACCGAATAGGTCAGCCTCTGGTCCCTGGACTCCATCAGGAATCGCTCGAAACCAGGAATCAAAATGCAGAGCGCACGAATGGCTTCCGAAGCATTGAGCACCGCCAACCGGTGAACCCGGCCAAATCGACTGCCCAACGTTCCGTAGAGACGGATGGTCCTTAGTTTTTG